AAAATCTTTGGATTGAACAAACTTGATTATGAAAACACCATTTACATCACAGAAGGACCCTTCGACTCCATGCTACTTGAAAACAGTGTGGCGATGGCAGGTGCTGATGTCTCTCGTGCTGGGATTCTTGGCGACAATGTTGTGTACATTTACGACAACGAACCCAGAAACACAGAGATCACAAAGAGGTTGCTTTCAAAGATTAAATCTGGACAACAGGTAGTTATATGGCCTAATGAAATAACCCAAAAAGATATCAATGACATGCATCTTGCCGGAGTGGATGTCAAAAGAGTTGTGATGGACAATGTGTATTCCGGTTTGACAGCCCAAGTAAAATTTGACAATTGGAAGAAATGACTCCAGCAGTAGCAGTAAAGGATCAGATTTTTGTTAAAAAGAGGAATGGAAGGGGGACGGAACCCCTCGATTTGAACAAGATCCATGTGATGGTTGAGGAAGCCTGCAAAGGTCTTGCTGGTGTGTCTGCCTCACAGGTTGAGATGTCAGCTGAGCTGTCCCTGTATGATGGGATCACAACAGCTGACATTCAAGAGACGCTGATTAGATCTGCCTCTGATCTGATTAGTCTTGATCATCCCAACTATCAGTTTGTTGCAGCTAGACTCCTTCTGTTCTCACTGAGGAAGTCCATCTTTCACAAGATGTATGACACTCCATCACTCATGGAGCAAATCCAGTATGGTATCAACAAAGGCGTATATGATGACGCCATCTTAAATTATTATAGCTTTGACGAGATTGTTGCACTAGACTCGTATATTGATCATGACAGAGACCTGAAGTTCACCTATGCTGGACTCAGACAGGTCTATGACAAGTATCTGGTGCAAGACAGGTCAACTGGGAAGATCTTTGAAACTCCCCAGTTCATGTATATGTTGATTGCTGCTACTATTTTTCATGCCTACCCTAAAGAGACCCGCCTATCCTACGTCAAAAAGTACTATGACGCTATTTCGCGTCATCTCATTAACATTCCAACGCCTATTATGGCAGGCGTGCGAACTCCTATTCGTCAGTTTGCTTCTTGTGTTCTCGTCGAGTCTGATGATAGCCTTAATAGCATTTTTGCCTCTGATATGGCCATTGGCTATTATACGTCGCAGCGTGCGGGGATTGGCATCAACGCTGGTCGTATTCGTGCTCTCGGCAGCAGGATACGTGATGGTGAGGTACAACATACAGGTGTCATCCCATTCCTTAAAAAATTTGAGGCCACTGTTAGATGCTGTACTCAAAATGGAGTTAGAGGAGGTTCAGCAACGGTTCACTTCCCGATTTGGCACAAAGAAATCGAAGACATCATTGTACTCAAAAACAACAAGGGGACAGAAGACAACAGAGTCAGAAAACTAGACTACAGTATTCAAATCAGTAAGATTTTTTATGAAAGATTTATCACCGGAGGAAGTATTTCTCTTTTCAGTCCTCATGATGTTCCAGGTCTTTATGATGCTTTCGGGACTGAGTCTTTTGATGAACTCTATGTCAAGTATGAGCGAGATGAGTCAGTGCCTCGAAGCACCGTTGGAGCTCAGCAGTTGTTCTTAGACCTTGTCAAGGAAAGAGCAGAGACTGGTCGCATTTACATCATGAACATGGACCACTGCAACTCACACAGCAGTTTCAACATTCCTGTTCGCATGTCCAACCTGTGTCAAGAGATCACGCTTCCCACCGAACCCCTTAGCCACATTGATGACACCTCTGGTGAGATTGCCCTGTGTATCTTGTCAGCCATCAACGTGGGTAAGATTCGTCAGCTGACTGATCTGGAGAACCTGTGTGATCTGTCTGTCCGTGCACTGGATGAACTGATTGACTACCAGGGATATCCAGTGAAGGCAGTTGAGGAAGCCACAAAGGCGCGTCGTTCCCTGGGTGTGGGAATGATTGGTCTGGCTCACTACCTAGCAAAGAACGGTGTTAAGTATGAGGACAAGGCAGCAGCAGAACTAACCCACGGACTGACTGAATCCATTCAATATTACCTAATCAGTGCTTCCTGCAATCTGGCGCAGGAGAAGGGTGCTTGTGACGACTACATCGACACCAAATACTACAAGGGACTGATGCCAATCGACCACTACAAGACAGAGGTTGATGAGGTTGCTGCACCCAAGTATGTAATGAACTGGGACGGACTCAGAGCCGCAGTCAAAAAATATGGTCTGCGTAACTCTACCCTGTCTGCTCAAATGCCATCAGAGTCATCCTCTGTGGTGTGTAATGCCACCAACGGTGTAGAGCCACCACGTGATTACTTGTCAATCAAGAAGTCCAAGAAAGGGACACTGAAACAGATTGTCCCATCATACACCTCACTTAAGAACAACTACACACTACTGTGGGATATGAAGTCCATGGAGGGTTACCTCAATATCATGGCTGTGATTCAAAAGTTCTTTGATCAGTCCATTTCGACTAATACGTCGTACAACCCACAGCACTATGAAAATCAAGAAGTTCCTGCTTCCGTTCTTATTGGTGACCTTCTTCTCTCTTATAAACTCGGTATCAAGACCCTCTACTATCAAAATACGTATGATGGAAAGGGAGACGAGGAGATCACTGAAAGTAAAACTGAACCCACAGCAACCGATCTGCTAGAATTAGATGATACTTGTGACTCTTGCACAATCTAGTAGATGCACCCCTCGAACTTTCGTTATGTTAAATAAAAACCAATTAGGAGATACACATGTCAGTTGATGGAATGACTGTATTCAACCCTAACCAGGTTGAAACCAAGAAACAACCTATGTTTTTTGGTCAACCACTTGGGATTCAGCAATACACATCCTTCAAATACCCAGTATTTGATAAGTTGACACAAACACAACTTGGATTCTTTTGGAAACCTGATGAAATCTCCTTACAGAAAGACAGGGCGGACTATCAACAACTCAGACCAGAACAAAAACACATCTTTACGTCAAACCTTAAGTACCAGGTCATGCTTGACTCCGTACAAGGTAGGGGTCCTGGGATGGCTTTCATTCCTTATTGCTCTTTACCCGAGCTTGAGTCAGCAATGACTGTCTGGGAAATGATGGAAATGATTCACTCCAGATCTTACACCCACATCATTAAAAACCTTTATGCTCAGCCTGAAGAGATCTTTGATAATATTCTCAATGATGAGAAAATTGTCGCCCGTGCTGCTTCCGTTACAGCGTCTTATGACGACTTTATTGAGTCTGCCCGCCAATACGGTTCTGGTGATTGGATTCTGGCCCAGGAGGGAGCTGGTAATTTCAGAGAAGACAGATATGAGCTCAAGAGGAAGCTATTCAGGGCGATGATGAATGTGAATATCCTAGAGGGTATTCGTTTCTATGTGTCATTTGCATGTTCATTCGCATTTGGTGAAAACAAGTTGATGGAGGGATCTGCTAAGATCATCTCATTGATTGCTCGTGATGAGAACCAACATCTGGTACTCACACAGAACATCATCAACAAGTGGCGTGAGGGTGATGATCCTGACATGCAGAAGATCTATGATGAGGAGATCGAGCACTCACGTAGCATGTTTGAGAAAACAGTAAATGAGGAGAAGGCCTGGGCCAAGTATCTATTCAAAGATGGATCCATGATTGGTCTCTCTGAACCACTCCTTTCTAAATATGTGGAGTGGATTTGTAATCGTCGCATGAAGGCGATTGGGCTGGAGCCTCTGTATGATGTTCCAGCTGCTAACAACCCACTGCCATGGACTGAGCACTGGATCAAATCCAAGGGTGTTCAGGTGGCTCCCCAAGAAACTGAAGTGGAGTCATACATCATCGGTGGTGTAAAACAAGACATTAAACAAGACGCATTCGCTGGATTCAAACTATGACAGACCCAAATTTTCGTAATGGTAGATCCAAAGGTTTTGGAGATCAAACCAAAAATCAATATCCATCAATGGGTCAACAGGCCCGCAATCTTCTCAATACTGCCAAAAATGTGGTCAGAGATCCCACAATGGTCACAAATGCTCAGTTTGATGAAAGAATGGATATCTGTAAGGCATGTCCATTTTATGATGCTGAACAAAATAGGTGTAAGAAGTGTGGGTGTCTACTGAAGGGTAAAGCCAGATTTAGATCCAGTGATTGTCCAGATAATAGATGGCCAATTCTTGCCAAATCCAAACAAGTAGCTTATACACCACGACAACAACAAAAGACCCCCAAAGAGGCCTCTCCTGAGTTGTATGACAAGAGGATGAAGATTTGTAAAGGATGTGCATTTTTTGACCATGAGAAGGTAAAATGCAAAAAGTGTGGATGTAACCTCAAGGGTAAAGCCAAGTTTGAGGGGGCCAAGTGTCCGATCCAGAAATGGTAAATAAATAACCTGGTCCATGTTATAATGGACATACGTTCGGGTGGTATCTACCACCTGCAAGTAGGACAGCGGAACGCATCGTTCATCCAGTTACTGGACGAAAACTGCCTGAAGGAACGGGAATTAAAACACCCCTACCGGAGGAATCCAATGAACACGCTCAACATGATCCGTAATCAGATCAAGAAGGCTTCTGCCCTTCACGATGCCCAAATCACCGTCACGAAGTATCGTGGCGTTGAGTGTCAGCCCCATCAAAATGGACCTGACTCACACGGCAGCTTCTGTTACAGAGGTCACACCTACGTCAAATGATAAAGGGGGCTTAGGCCCCTTTTTTTATTAAATACCTCTGACATCCATCCATCCACCAATGTCAGAAGAAATTAAAGAGGAACTACCACCTAAAAGGGGGCCTCTAAAGAAACTCAGAGAGTCTATCGACGACCCTGATGAGAAGTTTGAAGCTGTTGCCACACTGGTCAGACTGGGCATCCTCATCTGGTCTGGAACCATCCTCACCCTTGCATACATCAAAATGCCACCCGCTCTGGGAATTCCAGAGCAAAAGCTCGATCCCACCTTTATTGCTAGTGTATTTACTGGTACTTTAGCCACTTTTGGGGTTCAGGCGTCAAAAGACAAAAAAACCACCAATAATGGCGGTTTGTCCAAAGAGGACATTGAAAAAATAATCAAGGAGCAAAAATCTGCTCCCTAAAAAGCAAATTTAGCTGATAGTTTCTTAACTATAGATTTCGCAGGGGTGAAGTGTTTCTTGAAACGCTTTTGCCCCTCTTTTGTGAACATATCTCCAATGTCATCATTGATAATCAATTTGTTGTCATATTCATAAACAGAGCTCATTTCTACTTGGTCTCGAATATACTGTTCGGGCTTATCTACGGTTTCAATCAGTTTTGTGCCTTTTACTGAATATTCAAAAATATTGACCTTCTCCCCTTCACGTACATAATGGAGAACTGGTTTCTTTTGCTTGAGTTTGACTTTTTTGTTCTTTTTAGGTTCTAACAACTTTTTCAGTGGTCCATCCAGTGCTTGCTTTACCTGACCAAGCACGATATTGGATGCCAGAACCACAGTCGTTGTGACTACCGCAGTTGCTCCTGCTGTGATAAGAGGTGCGACAGGAGGTAAGTCAACGGGACCCACAACAGGTAGCGTAACACTTGGACCAGGAAGCTCAGGGACAGGAGCAGTAACCTCAGGGGCGGGTAAAGAACGGCTCGGAGGATCTGGAGAATTGTTTTCTTGAGATTGACTTTGGTCCATCTCGCTTTGAAATTGTTCAGTAGTTGGTCCATCGATCGTCGGGTAATTGAGTACGGGAGAAGGTACATCAATAATAGGCACCTCTAATCCTCTTACCACTGGCGCGGTACTAGAACGAATGGGGGGTGGAGGAATGTTCTTTATGACACTCCTTGGGATTTGGATGGGTCTAATTTCCATATTGATATTTATAAATACCTATGTATAATCTGAGAGTTTTATGAGAAGAGCACTTTTGCTACTGCCCTTCTTTGCAATGTCCCCGGTGAGTGCAGCTGAGATAACATCTAGAATCACTGATTCTGTACAATTAACAGTTGAAGGACCCGCAATTCAATCTGTGCGTGTTGGTCATTCTTATTCTGTGTCTGGTAATAACGTAACAACTAGTGATGGCACCACATCAGGTGTTGTAGGTAACGCTGTGTTGATGACCAGCGATGGTTTTACTGGAGCATCCAGCACAATTACCGCATCCCAAGCCACCTCTGGAGAAGCATTCTCTTTCAGTGCCTCTTACACTCAGGGTGACGCCATCGTAACCTCTCAGTCCAACCTGTCTGCCAACGGCCGGTGGGACAACCCCAATATCTACGGCAACACCACCACTTCCGCTGGTGGCAACGCTGGAAGTTTGGCTGGTACTCTCTCTTCCACTGGCGTTCCCACTGTGACTGCTGGTGGTCCCGGAACCACGGCAATCGGGCAGCGCTCGGTTCAACTCTCGGTCTTCAAGTGAGCCGCCTCACA